GCATCGTAATTACGTCTTAGTTCACCATTTTGAATCCGAATCAAGTTGAACGCATCAATAATGCCTTGATATCCGCTGGCAGTTTGATTACTACTACTAGATGAAATAGTCACAACACCGCATTCTACATTACTTCCTTTATTGTATTGAATTAGAACCTACTAGTTAACAGAACATATCCAAGCTCCACATCATCAAGATTGAGAGCCTCGGCGAGTGCATAGATCACTTCGACTGTTGTAATCTCAGAACGCTTTAATTGTGCATTAAATTCATCAGCTACTTCATTGATGTCTTTTGAAAGCCTTCTTTCAAATTCTTCTCTTGCATCAAATGCAGGGAACGTATTTGGTTCCTGTACTCTTGTTTTATTAATGAACATTGAGGCAATCGTATGCTTACATAACTTGAATGATTTTCGATACGACATTGTTGACCAGGTCTGTGCAATACCAGCAGCTCGTGCAATACCTTCAATGTCATAATCATTAGCACCTTTTGCTGTTGGCATAGGCAGACGCTCTTGTCTATTACTGAGTCCTCCTGATTCGTTGTACACTTCAGGACTTCTGATTATTGCGTGCAAGTAGTCAGGACAACTGCAGGTGTAAAGATCAGCGAATGTCAGTGCACTACCACTAGTAAATATTTCGTCCTGCCAGGGATCAATGTCTGTATTTAATTTTGTCCACTCTTTGTCTCCAGGTATACCTTGTTGATGATTATAGTTTCCATCAGCGTCGTAGTCTGGATATTCTTTTGTAAAGCTGTTGTCTGAAAAGACTATATATCGTTCTGACGCTCTTGGACTGAATAATCGAATCGAAGATTGAAATGGTACTGAATCTATTTGAAGATTATTATTAGTTTCATCAACCAAGATTGATTGAATAATCCAAGGCTGAATAGCATACGAAAGTCTATCAACATTTTGCCTCATCAAATCAGCTGTTAAATACTGCTGCCCCCAGAACCTTTGATAGATATCTTTTTTGAAAGTAAACGCACCATTTAATCTGCCTGTCGTATTTGTTGTTTCAAAAATAGGTGTAAGATCACTTACGTCTCCGAGGGTAGGAGGCAGGCTTGATTCATTATTCAGAATCACCACTCGTGTATTAGCAACTAAATCAGCTACTTCTACATTCATAAATTCTGCTTCGTCTGTAAATCTGTCAAGCGAACCAATTGTTCTTTCAATAAGAAAGTCAGGCATATAGACAGCCTTTCCTACAAGTGACAGTAAATTACTATTATTTTTTTGAATGAACTCTGATGCTTTAATTCCGTCTAGCGGTACTCGAATAGTAACTGTTGATCCAGTAGATGGGCTTTTTCCCATGTAAACTGCTGGACGCTTTTCATCAGTTAATATCCAAAAAATATTAGCTGAGGTCACACCATCAGTGATTCGTTCTCCAGTTGAACGAAGCAACATATCGTCTGATGTGAGCGTTTTTGTTGCAATCACCTTTGCATGGATTTCTCTGTTTTTATATTGTTCCGGGTATGCAGCTGTACTTATTTCTAGTTCACTAATAAAACCAAGCTGTCTATTTTGATCAATAGTTCTATGAATGCAGTAATGCGTCCTACTATCAGAGTTTTTAGTCGCAAATCTATATCCGTCAAATGTTACAGGTATTTCGTACTCAGTTCCTTGATACAAGACTGCATCAGTTTTCGTAAAGTCTAAGTACGCACCTTGGAAATAGTATTCCAATCCTTTACGCCACTTCTGCCAAGTGCTATCAATATTGAATTGTTCAATAGCCGATCTCTGTATGGTCGAACCAAAACGACGCTCAGACGGATATCGCCCAAGCGCCTTTGAACCTTTGCCTCTATTGACCGACTTACTAATACCGTTGAAGCCAGAGACGCCAAAGTTGCCGTATCCGTTCTTCTTTCTAGGCATCAATAGAACCCGCCTTGAGCTCCAATGATGGGTGTATCGCTTGTACTGTTAGGACCAGACAGCTGAAGTGTGCACCACAGTGCTTTACCTTTAGGTACGTACAGTGCTTTACTTTGTGCGCTGCTACCTACGTGAGGAACAGGCGCGAGAATACTAAACAAATCAGCTGAAACTTTTGTGCCAGCTGTTGTGTCTGTATCTAGCTGTCCAACGTATACACCTTCACCTGGTCGCAGATAGTCCAATGAGCTGCTCAGATAAAACAAGACTTTATAAGTAGCGCTTGCTCCTGTACGTGAAATGGTATATAGGTCTTCAACGATGCCCCCATCATTAGACGTGCAGTCAACCAGTACAGAAGACTGGTTAGTTCCCAGAATATCGAGGGAGCTATCAGAACCAGACGTCAGAGTATTACCTTCGACAGCGCTATGAAATACACGGTCGATAAGCAGAGGTTGCTTATTAGTTGCGGTTGTTGCCATTACTTCTTACCTTTCTTTTGAATTTTCTGAGGAGTAGATCCAGGAATCATTTCTCCGCCTACAACTTGCTGCATTGTTGGCATAGCCCCAAGAGGTGAGCTACTGCCAGGAATGGTGGGGTCCATAGCACCAGGCATTAGCGCAGCACTGCCAGTGACTCCCATAAAGGGGTTTGCTGTCAGACCTTTTGCTGCTGCTTCACCACCCAGACGCATGCCTTCCATCGGCTCCTGTGCGTTACCACTAGGCTGCATTTGCATACCAAAGGGTGCTGCAGCATTTTGGCCTCGACCCATCGGCATATTCTGAGGAAGGTTTGAACGATTAACCATTGCAGGATTCAATACATCTGCACCCATCTGTGCATATTGATTTCCTGTATCACCATATGGATGCTGGCTAATACCGTTTGGGCTAGCTGACTGCTGACCAAAACTAGTGACATTCATCGGATTGTTTTGCTGGTTTGGCGGACCACCTGGCATCACAGAGTTCTGTTGTGCAATCTTGAACCGATTCGGATCCAACATCATTGCATTTTCTTTCTTATCTTTAGCCATTGTCAGATACTCCCTGTATTAGCGCGATCGTTCAAGCTATATCCAGCGTTGCTAGCGGCTTGAGTATACATAGCTAGACGCCTGTCCAATGCTTCTGTTTGAAACTGATCAGGATTTTCTTGAGCTTGCTGAGTCATTGAAGTACCCAATGCAACATCAGCGGTCTTATTTACAGGAGGCTCTGTTGGAGCATTCTGCACATTGCTAGTCTGAGCTGAAGCTTGTACTCCCATCACGTTTGGATTGCCATCGCTTTGAGCTGTGGCTTGGCGAAGGCGTTCTTGATAGTCACGCTCTTTGCTATCCATAGTGATTTTAGGAGCACCGTGAGAAGTAACGTGATGCATAACTATGAATGATGTTTCCTAAAACTATTCTACAGTTATCGCCACTCTTGACTAAGCGTAATTCTCGAACCAACTGCTGTATCTGCTGGTCCAGGAACTGCCATAATAAACTCAGACCCTGATCTATCAAATGCATACCGACGAACTTCTGGACGACGATAATTTGCAACGTATAAAGTTTCGGCTAATCGGTCACATTCACGGAGATAAATTTCACGGAAATATTCGTCGCCTTTTAGCGGATCAGATTGTGAAATCGTCCGTTGCACGTCTCCTGAAATTATTTCCTGACGTGAAAAGTTGACGATGCCAGAACCACCGGTTTCGTTTATATCGTCTGGGAAGTATGCGGAAACTGTCCAAGCGTTATCACAACGTTTGATGTGATATACGATTTGACTTTGCCACAGTTCATCGGGAACCAGTGACATAGCTTCTTCTAGGCGTGCTCTATCGCCAGCAGGCATTTGTGCTCCACTGTTGTAGCCCAGATGGAATCTAATTTTAGATTTCAGATAATCGTCTAGTTCCATTACATAAATTGCGATGGGCTGTTATACATATCTCCAAGCAATCTACTTAGTTGCATCTGATCCATTTCATCCATCTCTCCGCCTTGAGCCTGGATCTTTCCAAGAAGCTGACCTGCATCAGAATCTTTTTTCATCATTGCTGCCATACCTGCACCCAGGCCACCACCAAGAATAAGTCCTGTCAGACCACCTGCCATTCTGTATCCAGGCTTTAGGGTACGTGCAATGGTTTTGGGTCTAGTTCCTTTAAGTTTATTAATTGCATTTCCTAATGAATGAGGAATAGTTCCCCCAAGAGCACCCAAAGCAGCACCGCCGATACCACCTACCGTTCCTCCTTGATTCATTGCGTCTTGACGGTCTTGCTCGTCTTTAACTGCTTTAAATAGAAGCAGCTCTTCTGGGGACAGCATCTATCTTATTAATAACACTATGTCTAGTTTAGCTAATGAAGATAAGGTCTTCTTCAATCAACTGTTCCCAATTGACACGTGGAATATTTTCAAGTTGCCTGAGGTTTGCAAAACGCTCTCCAGACAGAGACATACGCAGTTCAACGATACGTTTTGCAGTTGCATATCCAACACCAGGCAGGCGTTTAGCAATTTGTTCGGCGGGTGCAGTGTTCAAATTCAACCTTGTATCTTCAACAGGAACCACACTTTCAGGCAGCTTTTCCTCAGGCTCAGGAGCCACTTGAGGAGCTGCAACTTTAGTAAGACGACCTTTCTCTTTGTCGTAGGGCACGAGTGATTCAATGTTCACGTAGGTAATGTTTCCGCCAGCGTCACGCACCATTGCGTATTCTTTGTCGTGCTTATTGATAAACTCAACCAGTTTTCCTGTGTTTTTATCTTGGAATAAATTACTCATGTCTATGTTGACTACACTACCCCAGTATAGCCATAAAAAAAGACCCCCAAATGGGGGCCTTAGTTATCTACTTAAGATCAGTATCCGGAACCGGATTCAGTCTTGTAGGGGACGCTCACATCGTCAGTAGAAGGAGCAGCGCCTTCGATGAAATAGCAGACCTCAACGATCACCATTGCGGTGTCGGCGGGGTCAACGATGTTCAGCGTGTTAGCGGAAACGGTGATGGCGGCTTCGCTGGACTCAGAAGAAGTACCAATTCCGCTCAGACCAGTGAAGCCAGAGACATCACCAGAGGCGGGGAATGCACCACCAGAAGCAACGGCAGAAGCGGCAGCGGTACTAGTCGTCAGACCAGAGACAGAAGCAGCGTTAGTGCCGGAAGTGGACAGGTTCACAGTCTGAATCGCAGTGCGATAGACGGTGGCGCCTGCAGGGACGGTCAGAGCCTTGTTCAGACGAGGCTTGTCATCCTGACGCAGGTCGGGGGACTGAATCTCGGGATTCAGAGTGGTGGAGCCAGACACGTCAGAACCGACGATGGCGACGCCACGAACCTGATAAAACTCAATACCAGGGACAGCAAACACACCTTGACCGCGATAAGCGTTCAGGTTTGCTACATAGTTACCGGGGAAAATCACGGACATTGTTAGTTACCTCCTATCAGTAAACGAAAGAGTAACCAACCGTGATGAAGTCCTTATTCAGTACTTCAAAACCGGCGAACAAGCTCCAGATCATGATGATGAAACGGCTGAAGTCATCGTTGTTGTTCAGCAGAATCTGGGCGTTGTTACCACCAATACCCACGCCTACGGCTTGAGGACCGAAGAAGACCAGCTGGGAAGCGCTGTAATCAGCAGCACCAGCAGCCTTGTCGGTGACGACCAGGTTGTAGGAAGTCTCGGGCAGGTTGGTGGACTCGAACCAACGGACACCCTCGAAGAGGAAGCCAGTTGGCATCACGGGTTGACCAGCAACGAAGCCAGCCTGACCGTATGCAGGACCCATGCCTTGGTAGAAGTTGGCGTTGGGGGCTGCGTTGGGTTGCATCGGATTGATCATTCCGCTGCCGGGGTAACGGGCAATTTCACGGAAGTCAGAGTTCTGACGCAGATGCATCATCGCGGTCGGATCCACGATGCAGCGGTAGTAGCCATCAGCGAAGGTCGGGACGTTGCGCTTACGCATATCCTTGACGACTTCGAGAAGGTCAGTGGTGACGTCAAACTTGGCGGACTCGCCTTCGGCGTAGGTCACGCCCAGGGTGCCACCGGATTCACCTTTGGATTTACCACCGGGCAGGTAGTAACCGCCGGACTCACTGCTGGCAGCGCCAGTAGCTTCGGCTTTCAGGAGTTCGTTAGCGAACACCCGGTCACGCCAGCGGCGGTAGTCGTCCAAAAGTGTAAGTGAACCAATGCTTTGGTGGAACACGTTCAGGTTGCCAGTGTCAAGCAGGAGACGTTGGGCAGTGATCAGGGTCTCACGAGCGACCTTGAAGGTAGAAGGCTGAGCGGAATCACGTGTATCGGCGGGGCCGGTGTATTCGCGCAGGGTCACGAGGACCTTGTCCTTCACAATGTTGCGGGCGGAAGCTGTACCAAGAGTCTGGTCGGCGGTCCGCTCACGGGACTCCTTGGTGCCAGGCTTACCCCAGAAGCGATACCGGTCCAGTTGCACTGTTTGACCGGGTTGCTTGGAGAAATCGTGAACCACCACAGGCTCGACAGCCATCTCAATGATGTAGGCCGGGTGGGGACGATACAGTTCTGCACCAAGAAGCTTCGGAAAATCATTATCAATCCACATGTGGATTAACTCCGTAAGCTAAAAGGATTATTGGTGACTTCGACTTAGTCACATATATAGATAGTAGTAATAATTGCTATACTTATGAGTGGATACCCAAGAATACTTGGTAATAGAGATGGACTTTATTGATAGCAGTGAGTGGGTACCCGTACACACTCTTCCTGGTTATGAATGCTGTATTGAATACTACGTCAATAAGCAAGGACACGTTAAAAGTACTAAGGGTGCTATTGAGCGTATTTTAAAAGCTAAAACGGCTAAGACTGGTTATCACGTCGTTAATTTAACTCAACGAATTGGACGCAAGAAGCTTGTAACTGTACCTATTCATACTTTGGTTGCATTTGCCTTCCTTGGTACACCTCCTACTCCTTACGGACGAAAAAAAGGATGCTGTGTTGTTCATCATATTGATGGCAATAAACTCAACAATACGGCAACTAATTTGCGTTGGAAGAAACGGGCTGAGTAAAGTTTGACTAAAATAGTAACAGGTATCAATGTAATCTAATGGCCGATAAGCTTACGTACAAGGGCGGCTCTAAAGTTGTTGGCTCTTCGGGAACTATGAAGCTTGTGCTTCCGAAGGGTGGTGGCGACTTCCATCGTGTTCCCCGCTGGTGGGGTATCAAAGGAACAGTTGCTTATGTTGAAGCAGCAATTTTCAAAGTTCCCCTGGACAATGGCGAAACGGTTCGCCTTCTGCTGCCAGGTGTGAAATCACATATGACTGTGGAGATCCGTCACGATGGTTCCGGAACATTTACCTTCCCCAAAGAAGGCGGTATTGAGCGTGCTGCTGTTGTTGGTGCTGATAGTCTTGACATCATTCATGAATATCAGTTCGCTAAAATCTCCGGTGGTTCTGTTCTAAAGCGCACTGTCGGTAACTTGCCGGAGCCTCCCGCTCCTCCCACATTTGCTGAACGTGTTGCTGCAGCTAACTTCAACTATGCTGTTGGTGTAAACAACATCGGTACAGCTGAGCTTCCTCAGAATGTCTATACCCTTAATGGAGTTGATGGTCCGGGCATTGCTTTTGGAGTAGGCGACACTGTAGCGTTTGATTTCACCGCCGTACAATTGGCACACCCCTTCCGTCTATATACAGATTCCACTAAAGCAACTCCTTACAACAATGGTGTTGAAATTGAAAGTGGCGTAATGCTGTGGACAGTTGGTGAAGCTGGTACATTTAGCTATCAGTGCTCTATTCACGCCAATATGGGTGGAACCATCACTGTCAGCTAACAAGATATTGGCGTTGCTCTGACGTTAAATCATAACTAGAAATAATTTCTGAACCAACTGTCATACGTACGTTATATGGCAGCCTTTTTGTATTGCGGGCGTGGAATCCGATATAGAAATATTCATTGACACCAACATACATCGTGTCGTATGCATACTCTTGGCGATCCTTTGTGTACAATCGAACATCAAACCAAGAATCAATAAAACGGTTTCCTGTTTTTAAGTTTTCTAGATCAACACGTACAACTCCATTGGGCACAAACGCAAATTGAGTACTTACGTCTGCTATCTCATAATCATTCTCAATAAAAAGGTCTTGTTGAAAATCAAACAGCACAGACTCCCAGAATGGGGCTCCTGGGTCAGTAATATTTAACGTGTTAGCTTCAAAGTAATCACCGTTGAGAATTTCTTCGCTGTCAAATACTTTTGTAGTGTTTTGGATATTGAGATCTACTTTGATGAATATATTCTCAGTACCAAACAGACCTACCGTATCTTTGTAATTAGATACATATGGTATAGCTGTCACACGCTCACTTCGAGCGTTAATCATACTGTTTGATCCAATAGCAAAATTTAAGTTTTTACTGGCGGCAAGGTAAGCAGGTGTGCTGCTTCCTGTACCACCGTACGTTTGTCGACTTCTATTTTGCTCTTGCGTAACGCTAACCATTACTTCACAGGCGATCCTTTCTTTATTGTAATTTACAAGTAATAACCTATTTCTGCTTTTGCTTCACGAAGATTTCTTAGACCCTTTTGCTCTAATGTTCGAACTCGATCACGAGACATATTCAAAACTTGCCCAATTGCTGTCATTGACATAGGTTCAAGGATTTCTTCACCAATTCCGTAGCGCATTGATATCACAGCTGCTTGCATTTCAGGCAAATCACCAATTAGCTTACGGATGTCTTCTTTGATGAATTGACGCTCAAGCAAGGTGTCTGGAAGCTGTGTCTCGTCTTCAAGCAGATCAATTAGAGCTGTATCACGATTTTCTCCAATCTTAATTTCAAGTGACGTTGGCTGCCGTGCTTTACACATCAAATCCTTGATCTCTTCAACGGGTAATCCTAGATAGTCAGACAGCTGGAATACACTTGGTATTTCACCATTAAGTTGACTTAGTTCACGCTGGGCTTTCTTGATTTTGTTGAGATTCTCTGTAACATGAATTGGTAAGCGTATTGCCCTCGATTTCTCCGCAATGGCCCTCGTGATACCTTGCCGAATCCACCAATAAGCATAAGTACTAAACTTATAGCCACGGCCAGGATCAAACTTCTCCACGCCACGGACGAGACCAATAGTCCCCTCCTGGATGATATCCAAGAGTTCCATATTTCGCTTTGTGTACTTCTTAGCGACACTGACAACAAGGCGGAGATTAGCAGTAACCATCCTGTCTTTAGCTTTTTCACCGTCTCTAAGCAGTTTGCGAAGTTCTTTTGGTGTGAGCTCCAAAGATGCTGCTAACTCGTCTTTTGTAGGCGTTCCAAGTAGCTCCTCACAAGCCTTGATTTCCATCAATCGTTGTACTTGTCTTCCGAGCAGAATCTCTTCATCGTGCTCTAAAAGAGGAATCCGCCCAATATCACGAAGGTAAGATCGGACGGAATCTCCTGACAGTTTTACGCTCATATACTTCTCTTTGGGTATATATTAAATATAACCTATACTCTACTAATTGTCTAGCCTAAATGTAACTTACTCGCCGTATATTCTTGCGAATCTAACACTCTCTGTAGGCTCTTCTTTTCCCTCTAGCGACTCTACTGCCATAGCCTGTGCGGCGTGTTCGTTATATCCCCGCTCTCTGAAATTGTCGTAGTAACGCTCATACTTTTCGATAGACGAATCGATTTCCTCTCCATGTGTGAGCATTTCGGCTGTTAGTTGGTTTGCAGCCTGATCAGGCATACCATCTGACTTGAGGTGCTTCCAGATAGTTTGAAAAACTTCTGGGTCTCCCTTCGGTTGTTCACCAGCAAGACGCATAGTATTTATTCACTACGACTATCTATTATTGTAGTAAATTAGCCGTAACGTTGTTCAGAAATTTGGGATTGAACAAGATCAGGATTTACACCCATTGCCATAGCTTTTCCAGTAGCAATATCACTACGGAATTGCTCCATTTGTGGAGGTGACATATTGCCCATAGCCAAGGTGGCAGGTGCATTCATCACGCTAAGGATTTCAGACTTACGTCCTTCAAGCATCTGATTTGCTTTGTATTCTGCATTGTCCTCGACAAGATTCATCTTGCGGGACTGCTGTACAGCATTAGCTTGTGCCTGAGGAGCAGCAGCACTGGTGTTTTGCAGAATGTTTTGCTCCATCATCCGTGCATTATTAAAAGGCTGTGTGTTCTCGCCAACCTTGGAGGCGGGACCTCCGTCAAACATATTTGGTCCTTTAGGTGCAGCGGTTCGCTCCATGCCACCAAGACCTTGCATAGCGGAAGAAGCACTCAGAGATTCTTCAGCAATAGTAAAAGGAGATACGCGCATTTCTAATTACTAATCAATACTTATATTGTAAGGGGTCCAATTAAGGACCCCACTATTTATCAAACGTCCTGGACGAGCATCTTGCCGGACAGAGCGCCTTGAGGGGCTTGGGACAGGTACTGCCAAGCTTGCTCAGGGCTTTGATCCATCAGCTGGCTAAAGCCACCCCAGAAGTCGTTAGCAACGTTCACCTGGCGACCGGGTGTAGGCATCTCCATTTCGGGACGCTGGAAGGACTCAGGAACACGACCTTGCTCTTGAGCGATAATTTCCTGCTCGAACTGAGCACGGGCTTCTTGCTGCTGACGGGCAGTAGTTTCTTCAGAAGTTTCAGTCGGATAAGGGCCTTCAGGTCCGAAGAAGTCGTTGACATAGTCAGCGAGCACATCGGGGTTGGTAAGCATCAGATTCATTGCTGAACGCTCTTCACCGGCAGCTTCAAGCATCAGGCTCATGGATTGACCGCGCTGAACTTGCTCGATAAGGGCATCCTCAACAGCACAGGCGTAGGTGTTCAGGAGCTGGGGAGCCTCGGCACCAAAGTGCTCAAGAACCTCAAGGGATTCATCAGAGATCTGGCTGAGGTAGCCGTCACTTACGGCGGGTGCGCTTTGCTGAAGGCTTGCGGCTTGCTGCTGCAGCAGGCTGGCTACTTCCGATTCCGAGTAAGCCTGGGTTGAAGCTTGGGGACTGTAAGTCGCCTGCGCCGAATACGGGGCTTGCTGCTGGGTTTGGGGTGCTGAAGCCCATTGCGCCTGGGTATTGGCTTGAGGCGTCGGCGTTTGATACGCCGAGTACGGAACCTGGGCCTGGGAGGGGCTGCTTGTATTCAAGCTTGCGCTCAGCGCCTGAAACGCCTCCTGCCATGGGTTGCCCGCCGGAGCCGAAGCCTGCGGGGCCGACGCCACCGGAGCCTGGGCCATCGGTGATGCCTGGTAGCTGGGTTGTTGGCTCATCCCTGACGGGGCGACCGATTGCGGAGCGACGCTTGTCGGCATCGCTGAGCTCTGCGACGTCTGTGTCGCTACTGCTTGACTTGTACTTTCCACTGTAACTTAACTCCTTACGTAAATAATCAAGAGATCTATATAGGAAACCTGTTAGATCAAGGTTGGGGTCTGACGCCAATGGGAGATCAGGCGTCTGTGGGTGCGGCAGCTGATAAAGGTTGCCAAGCATTCCCACGAATGAATTGATTGCTTGTTGTGTTTGTTGGACTACCCGGAATGGGAAGCCGGACATCATTGCTGCTCGCTCTTCGTCAGTTTTATTCGGGAAGAGGTATTTGAGAGCTTCGATGGAACCGACACCTGCTTCTTGGAGGTTGCGGACAACGATGCTGTTTTGCAGAATCTCATCAGCACTATCTTCGAAGACTTCACCCATCCAACGCCAGGCAACTTTTGTGCTGCCATCGGGGATAAGACCGGTTACACCGTTTGGCATTTCGCCTGACTCAAGTGTAACACCTAGTAAATTAGTCTTTTTCTTTTCGTATGTTGCCATTTGCTTGAGGAACTTTTCATTAGCTGCCTCATATTCTTTTGGATCTTGAAAGTCTTCCATCAGTGGGATTTCAGGTTTCTTCAGTCCCATAGCAACACCAAAGCTTTCGTCGAACATTCGTTCTTCGTGCTTAATCATCATGCCAAATAGTTTGCACAGTCCATAAGTAAATAGTGCTCGTGCTTTCTTTTCAGCTGTAGACGCAACACGTCCGTAAAGTGTTTTGATTTCGTATGCCGTGGATGCTGTCTGAATGTCTAGGTCATCCACACCACCCAGAGCCAGGCGAATTTCTTGCCTGTACTGTTTGATGTACATGTTTTGGTCACCACTAACGCTGTCGGGCGTCAGGTAGCTAATACGGTCTGTCGGTTCAAGGTTGGCAATAACACGAGGCACTTTGATTTGCCCGTCTAAAGCAGAGGTTCCACCAAAGGGTTCACTAACCCTTGTGCTGCTGCGTCCCATCGCTGCAAAGCCCGCCTGGGAGCTGATGGTGGGGCGGAAAGTGCTCTCGTCACCAGCCTCAATAATGTCATGCTTCGGGCGACTCGAAATGAGTGTGGGATTACCGTAGAACTTCAAGTTCTTCCGTACGTTTTTGACCAACTCATCGTGATACATAATCTGATTAGACAGCCATTCAAATTCCCCGTTACCAGTTGCTTCACCTGTGCAGTCCATATAGTTGAAGATTTCAACTGCAGGAATAAAGCCAAGGCTGTTAGTTAGGATTTCTGTTTGACCCATTTGAGTCATAGCAGGACCACCCATTGCGTTCTCGAACTCGATCTTTTCATCTGAGACTGTCTGTTCGATACGGTCTTTGAATACTTTTAGTCTGATGTACTTTTTCTTACCACCACGCTTACCAGGGTCAGCCATAGGGAAGGCTTCCATTGCCTTCTCTTCTTGTACGTTGAAGCTGTAGGTCAATACAACACTGTTCAGATCACCAGCCTGATCACGGTAGGCACGATAGTTTTCTTTTGGAAAATACAGTAATTGATAGTTGTCACCACTAGGACGGAAGTAGAACAACCCCTGACCATCACACAGGAAGTAATCCACGATGCTGTCAAGCTTCATGTCGAGCATATTGTGCTCGCAAACCTTATGTAGGAACTCTCTACGGTATCCGTAGCTATCTTGCTCAGCAAAGAATTCAACACCACGGCGCAAGATGAACATCCGCATCTGAGCTAGATGCGAACTAACAATCATCGTATCAACAGTTAAATCCCCACGACGCTCTTTAGCAGCCGTGAGGATCTGTTGAAAGCCACTATCTACTGAATTCATCTCATTATCTCTTTTCTTCTAGTCTATAAGACTTAGAAGCCGTCAATGATTTTTTGACCATAAGCTTCAAAGTCAGGCGTTTTGACCTTTTCAGGAGCTTTAGGTGAATTCCATTTGGGAGCCTTGCCAGCATACATATCGCCAAAGATGTTTGCACCAATCATTGTCGACATATCAAACATATTCTGTGCACCTGCAGAAACCCGTTTGTCTAGTGCGGCAGGATCAATATATGCATTCTTTCCTGCACTATCGATTGCATTTTGTGCAATGTTTGCAGTACTTTCCTTATAGTATTGTTGATTCTGACGGTTTTGATCAACCTGACGATCTACTCGTGACGCATTAGCGGCAGGGCTGTCGTCTACGTCATAAAGCCCTGCCATCGTGGCGGCAGATACAGGAGTGTCTTTAGTCAGGTCGCCTGAACCTTGATAGTTTAAAACTCTGCTGCTTCCACCATAGGTGCGGGAATTATCAATTGCCTGTTGATTGATTGCGATATTACCGTCGCCAGAAATTTGAGTTTGTTGAGTACCTCCTCCAATTGCTGTATCTGCTTGCTGAGGACCAGAGGCATTACTGTTATCACCAATTGCTGCAGAACCTTCTGTCTCCTGAGCTACAGGAGTAGGTGCAGGAGCAGGTGCTGCTTCCACTACAGGTTCGGAAACTTCTCCTTCCGCTTTCTTAGCTTTAATCGAATCTTTGTACTTACCCAGGAGTGCTTGCGCTTTTCCGCCAGATGCTCCAGGACCATCACCGAAGTCATGGTTTTCCGCATAATCCACGATTTCTTGTTTGCTAAATCCACCTTGCTCATTCATTCGCTTAATATCCTGAGCACTTAGGCGATTTGTACCTTTCTTTGCGCCAGCACCACCGGCAGCAAGGTCAAAGTTTTCAATCTTTTTAACGGTGTATGGATTGTTGTCTTGTCCTGGATAGTCCTTATTAGGAGCTCCCATATCTGTAAGTTTGCCATCGGAATAATATTGCTGTCCTTTTTGATATTGTCCACCTTTAGATTTAGAAGCAGCGTCCTTTACAGACTCACTAGCTTCAGCTGCAACAGGCGTATCAGCTTCTAGAGCTTCGCCAGCCATACGTTGCTCACGACGAGCATCTTTAAATTCTTGCTTCGTATTTTTACTTTTATATTTATCACTCATATCAGCATAATTGTTGCCAACCAGATTCTTAGCCATTTTGACTACAATTCAAAACTGTCTTTATTGTAATCAATTTGCAAACTTCCTCGTCTTAAGAGTCCTCCGATAGTAAGGACCATTGAATCCACAGTATCATCGTGCTGACTATGTCCGAAGTTTAATAGCTCTTCTTCAAGTACTGTCCACTTACGCCACTTATTCCATACAACCCGTCTACCTTCGTACAGACCCAATACGCCTCTCAAGCGTGCAAGTTTGTCGCCTTTAAATCCTTTGACTGGGCTTACAGTAAGGTTATACAGAGCACGGTTCTCATGCATAATTCGTCTAAAGTCACCCTCAAAAGATGTTTGGTAAGCTACTGCTTCAGGCCAAACCATACACGGTGACATTGTTGGAAAGAACTGACCTTCGTCGTTTTCCATCAGAATATTCCAATCAGCCAACATTTCGCAGAGGGTATCCATCTTTTTGATGTTGCCCATTGTGCGTTCTCGCCTTTGGTCTATCAGGTAAATCTTGCCGTCTTTAATTCCTCCGAGTGTGAATACTGTCCAGTCATTCTTCTGTGAAAGTCCAGCACTAAGGTCAATACCAACACCAAGGCAGTCGTATTCATCAGGCACTTCACCATGAACAATCAGCTCTGGTGAGATACCGACGTCTGTATTGCGGACAGCTGTGTTTAGATACTGGTACGCAAAGGCGACACGGTCTTCCTGCTTACGTTCGTTCAGGTATTTCATTGACCAGAACTCAGGCCAGTACGACGTTTGCCTACCGTCTGCATCAGTCTTTACCGCTTGCTGAACAATCTGTTTCCAATTGTTCTTAGGCACGAAAAGGGTTTGGTGGATATCGTCAAAGTGAAACCTCGTCCCAAGACAGATCGCCCTAGCGCCTTGGAACATGGTAGGAGCGATAACGTTAGACCACGTTGATTCCATCTCTCGCCTAATATCCGGATTGTTGATGGATGCAGCTGACTTGATAGGGTCATCAATAAGAACAAGTTGGGATCGCTTCGAGGTAATAGCACCTTTGAGACCACCACATGCAATAGTGAACGCTTCCTCACCAGCAGTGTCAATTCCTGCGAAGTCGTAGTCGATCGACCAGTATTCGTCGGAACGTTTGATCTTCGATAGTCGAACCATAGGAAAGACCTCACGATATTTTGGAGATGTGAGGATACCTTTGATAGTTGCTGATTTTGCACGACTAATGTCCACCATATAAGCGATGTACAGAATTCGCAGCATTTTCTTGGCAGCTGCATGTCGTCCAATCATCCAAGCAGCGAACAAACCAAGGACAGTGCTTTTCGCAGATCCCCGGGGTGCGAGGATCGATGTATTTGGTCCGCTGACGCCTATTAGACATTCGCTATCTTCTCCTGTGCATAATTGGTTGTGCCACTCCATCATGTGCTTTGCAGGTTTCTTACCCATAAAGCAACAAAAATCGTAGAAACTGTCCCTCGCTCTTAGTACTTCTTCGGAAGGTGGTTTTGTTGTTACCTTCGTAGCAGTCATTAATGCCGCTCTTTTAAATGCTAACGAGGAACTTGCAATAGCCATATTGATACTTTTTTATTAGTGTAACTATTACAGTCTTCCCTCTGCGTAGCGTTGTGCAAAACGTTCTTCGGCTCTAGCTTTAGCACGCATAATCATTGCACGCCTTCTATCTTCCTCGTAAGCAATACCAATAGCTGCTGCAATGCGAGCTGCTTCTTGTGCTCGGCTCATCATAAAAAACTGCTCAACGCTGACTCCAGGAATAGATGGTAGTCGTGCCAGCATTGTGCCCTGTGAACGGAGTGTGCGTACATCCAATCCTGGAATTTCTCCTGGAAGTTCTGGCAGATCTAGATCAAGCATTGCTCAACTCGCTATACACTTTTGCCCATACTGCATTTATAGCATTTTCAATGGGCTCAGCAAACTGAGGGTCATCTTTGAATATTGCAGTAATTTCTCGCATCACTCGGTCTGCACCTGCAAGTACCAATCCCCGCTTATCCGTGGATCGGTTCATTCGTTCAGATGTTTCAATATGCGATCTAAGCTCTTTCTCCAATGCAGCCAAGCGTGCGGCTCCATTATCGCCCTTGATTTCACCTGAGGTAATCGCCATTCTAAGCTCTTGTATATCGGCGTGAAGAGCAGCAATCTCACTATTAAGTATTTCACGGCGGTTTAGTTTCTTATACTTCATTTTCACCCACCTATT